CAATCTCGACCATCTGGTTCTGCAGCTGATATGGTTTCAACCAAAACAAAAACTGTTGATGCAGGCGAACCAAAAGTATGGTCACAACGGGAAATCGCTGCGCTGTCCATAGACCAATATGACAAGTACGAGCAAGAAATCGACTTGGCAATGTCTGAAGGCAGAGTAGTCGGTTAACACAAATGTCTTTATAAAAAGGAAACATAATCATGGCTAATAACGTATCAGACCAATATTTTCGACAAACCGCTGTAGGTGACCCCGCAGTATCACCAAGTAACTTTGGTAATGGCACTAACTTCATGCCTGCGATTTACTCTAAGAAAGTTCTCAACTTCTTCCGTAAAGCGTCAGTTGCTGAAGCAATCACAAACACCGATTACGCAGGTGAAATTTCTGCATACGGTGATTCAGTAAAAATCATCAAAGAACCAACCATTACTATTTATCAGTATGAGCGTGGTGCAGATGTTACTGAAACTAAACTAACCGATACTGAAGTAAGTCTAGTAGTTGACACAGCAAACGCATTTAAGTTTGTTGTAGACGACATCGAAACTCAAATGTCTCACGTAAACTTCAAAGAAGTTGCAGCTTCATCAGCAGCTTATGCTCTACGTGATTCGTTCGATGCAGGTGTAATTGCTAAAATGTTTGCGGGTGTAACTACTACATCTCCAGACCACACTTTAGGCGCTGACACTACAGCTTCTGTAGCTACAGGTCTTTATGACGGTGCTTCTGCTGTTGGTCTACATCATGATGGTACTGACCCACTAGACCTATTGGCAAAAATGGCTCGTCTTCTTGATGAGCAAAACGTGCCAGAAGAAGGTCGTTGGGTTGTAGCTCCACCTAGCTTCTATGAGAAATTGTCGGAGTCAGGTTCTAAGCTACTATCTGTAGACTTCAACGCAGGTCAAGGCTCTATCCGCAACGGTCTAGTAACTTCTGGTAAGTTGCGTGGCTTTAGCATGTACAAGTCTAACAACATTGCAGCCCCAACAAATGCTGACGGTAAGATTCTTGCCGGTCACATTTCTTCTACTGCTACTGCACAAACTATCACAAGCACTGAGGTTATTCGTGACCCAGATAGCTTCGGTGATATTTGCCGTGGTTTGCACGTATTTGGTGTTAAGGTTTTACGACCTGAAGCACTAGTAGCTGCTTTCTACAACTTAGCAGCATAGTAGAAACTTAATAAGCGAGGGGGCTGTAAAAAGCCCCCAAACTTTAATAACATAAAGGACTGAATAAACATGGCATCATCTTACATTGATTTAACCAACGAACTCCTTAGAGAGCTTAACGAACTTCCGTTAACTACCTCTACTTTTTCTACAGCTATTGGTGTTCAACAACATGTAAAAGATTCAGTAAACAAAGCATATCTAGATATTGTAAACTATGAACCGCAATGGCCTTTCCTAGCAACTGGAGAAAGCGGAAGCACTGACCCGATGTACGGTAACGTAGTTGTGGATACAGTAGCCGGTCAACGATTTTACGAATTAAAAACAGCTAGTGATTCTATAACAACAGATTATGGGTCAGTAGACTGGGACAACTTCTACTTAACTACAGTAGGTGTTGATGGCGAGTCTGCGCCTTATACAGGCAACAATTTAGAATACTGCACGTTAGAGCAATGGAAACGATTCCGAAGAAACTCTGAAAACTTAGACGATGCAGACACACAAAATCATGGCGTACCCAACATAATAATTAGAAGCCCCGACTCTCGCAAGTTCGGACTTAGCCCCATACCCGACAAGGTTTATAAAGTTTGGTTTTACGCCTATGACTTACCCACAAAACTAGATGGTTATGGAGATACATTAGTATTTCCAGATGTTTACGCACCTGTACTTCTTGCACGAGCTAGGTACTATATTTGGCAGTTTAAAGATAATCCACAAGCCGCAGCGTTTGCATTAGACGACTACAAAAAAGGATTACGTAGTATGCGCTCTAATCTTCTTGAACCTACACCATTTTTTATGAGTGACGACAGAGTGAGATTTGTTTAATGGCAGCTTCACAACCTTTTGGTTTTTCATGTAAAGGTGGACTAAACACCAACATCAGTGAAATAGAAATGCTTAAACAACCCGGAATTGCTACACAGCTAGTGAACTTTGAGGTTGACCCTGATGGTGGATATAGACGCATAAGCGGATACTCAAACTTTCGAGCATCTAAGCCCGGAAATTCTACTACTCCTATACTTGGATTATCTGTATACGCAGACGGTGTTGTAGCAGCTACAGGAACAAGCATATACTTTGGCTCGACTACAGACGACTGGATTAAAATAAATCAAGCTAGCGTAGCCTCAAGCGGAGACAACTACTCAACCTTTAATGGTCGTTCAGAAGACGCAAGAACTTCTCAAGGTCGAGTATCTTCTGTAATCTATGAAGGAAATGACGGTTACGGTCAGTTAATAATGTGCGACCCTAGCAACAAACCTTTTCGTTTTAAAATGACAGGAACAGGCGATTTAGACACACGTACTTTTTTTGCAGAAGAAATAACTGTCAACGGTTCAGAATGTCCTACAGCTTGTGCAGTTCACGAAAACCATTTAGTGGTTGGCGGCACAGCTGAAAATCCCAACACACTTTACTATAGCGCAGTAAATGACCCCACTTCTTTTACAGGAGCAGGCTCAGGCGCTGTTGCTGTACCTGATAGAATTATAGGATTACGTAGCTTCCGTAATGATTGCATTATTTTTTGTCGAAACAGCATACACAAACTTGTAAATATAAATGATGCAAACAGCATTGCAATAGTTCCAGTGACTAAAAATGTAGGTTGTTTAGACCAATTTAGCATACAAGAAATAGGAGGTGATTTAGTATTTCTAAGTCCTGACGGTATTCGTACTGTAGCAGGAACAGCAAGACTAGGAGATGTTGAACTATCATCTGTAAGCAGAAACATACAAAGAATTGTATCAGATGATATTTCTAAAAACATAAACAGTTTAACTATTTCAAGCTTGGTACTACGCTCTAAGTCTCAGTATAGATTGTTTTACAATGACTCTAGTAAAGGCGTTGAAGAATCAAGGGGGATTATAGGAACATTTACAGGTCAAGGTTTTGAATGGTCTGAAATAAAAGGTATCGAAGGCGTAGCAACTGCTAGTGGTTTTGGGTATGATGGCATAGAAAAATTAATTCACGGTGACAATGATGGCTACGTATACAACCACGATATTGGAAATACTTTTACTACAGGAGGCTCAACATTTAATGTAGTAGCTAAGTATCAAACTCCTTATTTAGACTTTGGAGATTTAGGAACTAGAAAAACTTTATATTACGCTAAGCTATCAGTTACACCTGATAAATTTTCTACAGGTAATTCACAGCCTGTACTAACAACTTTATTTGATTTTGAAGATACTACAGTACAACAGCCCCCAGAAGAGCTTTTACCAGAAGTTTACGCAGCCTCTAACTTTGATTCAGCAGCGTTTGCATCTTCTGTATTCGGCGCTGCAGATAATCCTCTATTAAGAATAACACTACAAGGAAGCTGTTACTCAGCAGCGTTTAGACTTACAAGCGAAGACGCACTTACACCTTATACAATTAACGGTATATACATAAACTATGTCCCAACAGGCAGGAGATAAATAAATGTCAGCATATTCATCAAGACAAAGCACCTTACATGACGGAAATATTATTAGTGCTGCGTTATTTAACAACGAGTTTAATGCAATTCTAAATGCGTTTACATACGCTTCAACAAGCACCACAGGTCATAGACATGACGGTACAGCAGGTCAAGGCGGAAATATATTTAAGATAGGCGACCAAGATTTTTTAAACAAAGTAGTTATCGAGTCTAATGAAATTAAATTCTTTATTGAAGTAGGCGGTGCAGCTGTTGAACAGTTAAATATTGTAGACGGTGTACTAGCTCCTGAGACTACTAACGACATTGACTTAGGAACTAGTAGCAAACGATTTAAAACAGTTTATGCTACTACTCTAGATGTAAGCACCGCTATTACTAATGCTCAGTTAGCAGGAAGCATTGCTAACGACAAACTATCTAATTCTACTGTTTCATTTGGCGGTGTTTCAGTAGCACTAGGAGCGTCAGACGCTACTCCGGCATTTAATTTAAGTGACGCTACTAGCTATCCTACATCAAGCCTTACCGGTACTATTACTAACGCTCAATTAGCAGGGAGCATAGCAAATGACAAACTATCTAATTCCTCTGTATCTTTTGGTGGTATTTCAGTAGCACTTGGCGCATCAGACGCAACCCCTGCATTTAACTTAGCTGACGCTACAGGCTATTTAACATCAAACCTTAGCGGAACTATAGCTACTGCACAGATAGCTACTGACGCTGTTACTAATGCTAAAATTGCTGATGACGCAGTAGATACTGCACAATTAGCTGATGGTGCTGTAGATACAAACAGATTAGGGTCAGCTGCTGTGACTTCTGCAAAA